AGTACCACTAATGTCGTAACTGTCACAACCAAAAGCTCCAACGTGTTCGTTGCCAGGATGTTTAACTCCATTTTTTACTATTATTTTATTTTGCAAATGACTTGGTGGCACCCAGCTTATTTTAAATCTACCTTTTGGATTAGGGTAAAATATAACGCTACTGTCTTTAACACCGTTTAACCATTGAAAATTACCTGTTGTAACAGCGCTGTCATTACCGATACCTTCATTGTAATCTATTTGCTCGTATATCTTAACTAAATTAAATATGCTATTTTTAGCTTCATCTCTAAAAGCGTGCTCCTCTGTTCTTGGAAACTGACGGTAAAATTCATTTAAACCATCTTGGTCTCCTTTTAAGCCATCAGCTTCGTTATTCCAATGATCAACTATCCCACAGTCAATTAATTCACCGTCAGGTCCGTATACATCATGATCTGGGTTATCAAATACAGGTTGTCCGTACTCGTCAATAAATCCTTCATAGTTCCACTCCATTGGGATAAACAAAGAATATAAACCAGACTTTGTTTGTCCATTGCGGTTTCTAGAATTGACATCTGAATCATTGTACAGCTTTTTAAAATTATCTCCACCTTTATCAAGAGCGTTACTCGTTGATCCCATCATACACTTACCAACTATACGAGCACCTAGTCTTAAACAAGTTTTAGTTACTCGCCAGTTGTTTAGAATATTATCAGGTCTCTCCCACTTACCGCTTTCATCGTGTACTAGCAAGCTAAGCTTTTCACCATCATAACTGTTGTCTCCAGTGTTTTTCCAGTCAATAGTAGTATCAAGTCCAACCAGCTCTTCTTGCTTTTCGTTCGTAGTAATTTTTCTACGCGTGAACTTACTTGCAGGAACCCTATAAGCAAGTTCACTTTTAGGTCGGTCCATACCGTCTTGTATCGGTTTAAAGAAAAACGGATAGTTGACAGATATTGGTACAACCTTGTCGGTAAACATTTTTTTAGCATCACCACCACTTTTAGATAGTATTCCATATCTAGAGTCACTCGATATAGTAGCTAAGTTAACGGTTTCAGCTGAACTCATAAAAGAAAAACCACTACGTCTGTTTTTTAAATAACACATACCGTAGCAGCGTTTGTCTGCTTTACATGCTTCCCAAAATATAAAGAACAATCTGTTAGCTTCCCTAAAGTCAGGAGCACCAACATCTATTTTACTCCATTGAAGATACATATAATGACTACCTGTTATATATGTAGACTCATTATTATTCATAAACCAAAAGCCTTCGTCACGACGCTTAAACTCTTCGTCTATATAATCATACCACTGCTCTTTTGACTCTTCTGGATATGATCTCCAATCAAATATGTTTTTTAATTTATCTAATTCTTTAGGATATTCTAGCCTTTGCCATTTTCTTTTATCTGACAAATACACTGATTTCGGTTCAGACGGCAGCCCAATTCGCAAACCTTGAATCTCCACCACTTGTCCAATTTTTCCAGTTTTTGATATAACGACAATATCATGTTCTTTATTGTATCCATATTCCCATTTTTTAGATTTATTAAGCCGACTAATAGTAGTCTTCTTAATAGGTTCAACAATTTTATATAGTGTTTGCTCGCTTATCATTTAGATCTTCCTTCAGCAAATCCTTTAAATACTTTTTCTTTTTTATCTTCAGGCTCTTTACCTTCTAATATATTCTCTTCTTCTTGTACACGGTTGAGTATTTCAAAAGCATCAAATATAGCTAGCTTTTTTGTAGCCGCTGCGTTTTTTAATCTATCAGCAGAAACATCTTCTTCAGTATTAGTTATAATTTGCTCTTCTGCAACTTTAATTAATTCATCAACAGCTTTACGCCCAGCTAGGATTATACGCCTCTTCGTCTCCTTGATACTCATATTTAATTGTAATAAATTTATTTAAAACGCGGTATAGCTTAGTATTGTCTATTATAAACTCGTAAGTTGAAAAAGGTGTAAAGCCAACTAACTCGCCAATATCATTTACACCGTCAGTATACTTGACAATACCTACGCACTGTTCTTCGACTTCTTCAGCAAGATTATTTCTTTGCTTTATAGGCTGAACAAAACAGTAGCCATTACAAGCTTTCCACTTGTCTTTTGACTTATAAAGAAATACTTGATCTTCACTAACTATATAAGTGTCTTCATCAAAAAAAGCTTTACTGTTTTTTTCATTGCCGTATGTGTCATGCCATCTTCTAAAGACGTTATGATGTACAATGACAGTATCACCAACTCTTATATTTGTATCAAAAGCTGTAGGCGTAGCTTTAACCACAGCTTGCCTATTGACAAACTCATGGTTAAATATTTCAGAATTTAATATTAAATCTGAATCGCCAACTTTTTTCACGTTGTTGTATCTATTACCTAAAGGCTCTATTACAAAACTATGTGTAGCTTTCACTAATACTCTAAGTTGTATTCAACTGAAACAGCCATATTCTTATTAAAGTCTTTCCAAGGTAATACATCTTTGTTTTTTCTAATATATACAGAAAATTTATCTTTTTCTTCTATAATATCACAAATAGTATGACCACCGTAAACTTCTTGCCCAACAGCATAGTGCATAGCTTCGTTCTTATAGTCTTTACCTATACTAATCTTTCTTATCAGCTTTGCCATCTGTGTAGTCTATTTCTCCAGTTTGAATATTAATATTTACAGTACCATATTCTTTTTCAAACTCTGATTGTAGTAAAGTTAATTGATCTTGTACAGCTTGAATATTATGAAGCATGCCGTGCTTTTTAGTTTCTAGCATACCAAGCTCTAGTTGAACTCTATTTAAAGTGTTAACTATTGTTTGAACTTTTTGTAATTGTTCGTCTGTAATTTTTTCTGCCTTAGGTTTAAGGTCTACCATTTTCTCCTTCTTAGGAGTTTTCACTTTTGCCATAATTTAATTTAATTTAATTGTTAATATATATTTAATTTGCCGTTTAAATAATTTCTAACGTCTGTAGCTTCGGCAGAGCTAAGCGCTTTGTTATAAACTAATACTTCGTATATGTTACCGTCAAAACTACTGGTACCAGCTGCTGTTAATGCACCTACAAAGCCATAGTCAAAAGGATTGTTGTCACCATCGTGGCTACCAGTTGATTCTAAACTTCCGTTAATTCTTAAAAATGCGTTGTTAGAAGTTCCATCAGCAACTTCATACTCTAATAGTTGCTTAGTACCGTCGGTTGCTATAGCTGTAGTTGCGTTTAAAGTTACTGTTTGGCCGTTAGCCCTAAGCCTATGCTGAGTACTACTACCTCCTTGACCTATTCTCAAGAAATCAGTGTTTGCGTTAGCTAGCAAGTTGTTTGTGGAGTGCTCATCGGAGGCTATAGCAAAAAATATGTGAAACTGATTTACCGTTTGCGCTGCTGATAACTGTAAAGCGTCAGCATCACTGTCGCCTTCCCATTCACCCCCACCATCTACTAAGTAAGGTTTTGCGCCAACGCTTGCTGTAGCATTAAGCCCATTACTAGAAGAATCGGCCCAAGCGTCAATAACCGCTGGATCACCTGAAGATGTTATGCCAACTCCGTTTTGTAGCCAAAGCTGAAGGCCAGATATATCTGTAGGTGTAAAAGATATAGAGCCAGCTTGAGATATGCTATTACCTAGTCCTAGCATTAGTCGCCTATGTAAGCTATGCACATACCTGAAGTTAAATCTATTTCTGTATATCTACCGTAAATAGTAACTCCTTTAGGAAAAGTATTTGAAGCATCAATTTGCAAACCACCAGATCCTGATATTGCTGTCTCACTACCATCTGATAGATTATGAGCAGCTGCTTCTGTACCTGCGTATTCTAAACCTAAGCTAGCTGTGCTAGTAGTGTCTGCAACTAATCCACCTGAAGCATCAAACACTGTGTCTGCTAAAAATGTAATAGCTACAAAAACCTTACCTGTTGGAGGACTTGCAGCTCCTGAAGCGTCTAAAAATAAAGAACCTAGTTGTCCAAAGCTGTACGCCGTGTCTTGTGTTATCGCCATTTTATTTTGTTTTTTCGTTTTTATTTGAACTTCCACCGAAGAAGAAGTCGATTATTGTATTTACTTTAGCGCTCATAGCGCCAAATATTGTTGATATAAAGCTAATCTCAAATTCACCTAGCTCTAAGCTTTTAGTAACAAAGTAATTAAACATTACAAATGTAATACCAAAATACGCTACTGTAAACAACGTTGCTAATACTTTTTGTATAATAGCATCGTCTTTATAAAGATCACGTGCAGATTTACGATCTTCAACTTCTTTTGCAAAAGCTTCTTTTTCTGCTTCAAGCATTAGCTTTTTTATAGCTAGCTTTGCTGCGTCTCTTTCTTTATCTGTAGTTATTACTTTATCTAGTATACCTTCGGCGTTTTCAACTACTTTACCTAGTATACCTCCAAATATGTTACCCACCATATGCGTTTCCGTTATTTGCTTCTTTTTCCCAAGGAAAGTTACCGTCACCAGCTTCTTTAGCTACACCATCAACGATTATCATATCTTTACCGTCCATTGTAACTCTTGGGTATGTGTTACCGTTCCATTGTACAAAGTTATCGCCATAAGCTAATTTACCTATACGCATATCAGTTGAGTGTCTCATCTCGTGATTAATAACTTGTCTTTCCACTTCACTACCAGGCTCTATGTCATTACTAATATAAATGCTACCATCCATATTAGCTTCACCCATAACGCCTTCTTCTAAATCTTTTCTTATAACAGGTGTTCCAGGCACAGATGCGTCTGCATCTCCAGCTTCTTGACCAAACCTCATCTTCTTGGAAATTTGTCCGTTTACTGCTATTGGTGTTCTACCTTTACCTAGTTTAAAGCTCATTACCTGTCTTTGTCTTTTATCATATCATCTATAGCTTTATTATAAACTTTATCTGTATATGATTTGTTATTATAGAACACGCTTCTCTCTGACGTAGGCATATCTTCTTCGCCTAGTAGTATTCTATATATTCTGCTTATTATTTGGCCGCATTTAAATGATGTTTTAAACACAGAGTACTTTATTGTAGTTCTGTTTCTGTGTCGCCATACTTCTATCCAGCCTTCTTTTCTTAGTTTATCCCAACGCTTCTTGTCCCAGCTCATGGTATAAGTACCATCGATAAACTCTTGTCTTGTAAACCGTTTCTTGCAGTCTAAGTATATTAGCAATTCAAGTTCGGCATCTGTTAACCCGTAAGTCTTACAGACCCACTTTCTAGTGAGCCTGTAATACTTTAGGATTTGTAATTCACGTAAATCGTGACTAGTTAATCTCATTCAAGATTAGTCAGCGTTTTCTACGTGGAATACTGTCGCTCCAGTTACACCAACAATATCAGTTGTTGGATCGTTAGCTGGCTTGTCAGCATAGCCGTCAAATAGAGTAATAAACCCTACGTCGTGCGGATGACCTTTCATTGCAGCAACTAAATTTCTCATAACTGCTTTTTGACCATACTGAGCACAAGCTAAAACAATAACATCAACGTTATCACCCTGAACATCATCAGCGTCACCACCAGATCCAGTAGAAGCTTTAGGAGTAAAGAATAAAGACAACGCATCGTCATCGTCAGTTACGGCGCCTTTTTGATCTGAAGTACCAGCACACATTCCTCTGAAAGAACTTGCAGGGTAGACTGTTGATCCCGTAGCTTCATCATCTTCAGTAGCAGTTGCGCCACCTACTCTTACATAAAAATACTTTTCCATTTTTAAAATTTTTAATGATTAATAAATAATTTGTTTGTCGTTTGTGTTTTGTGGATTATTGTTTGTGGTTTAGGTTTAATCAATTAATACAACGTCCATTTGTTTGATAACGCCGTAAAAATTATCTCTATGCTGAATACCATGTCCAGCGTGTTTATCGTAATAAACCACATCGCCTTCGTTAATACCTTCTACAAGGTTGCCAGTTGATATGACTTTTGCTTTTAAATATCTATTATCCTCATTGACCTCGTCAGTAAGGATTAATCCACCAACCTTTTTAAGCTCTTGTTTAATTGGCTCAATTACTAAATAATGATTAACTGCTTTCATTTACTCGTATGTTTGAAATTACACAGTCAGCGGATATAATAGTAGTTACAACAGATACAGCGTTTTTAAGAGCTGTCTTAGTAACTAGTACAGGATCAATGATACCTTCTTCTATCATATTTACAAACTCACCATTAATTACATTTATGCCTTCACCTTCTTCTTGTGGTAGATCAATGTTAGTTGGTATGCCAGCGTTATCTAGTATAGTAGCTATAGGTGCTAGTATCGATGCTAAGAGTATTTCTTCGCCCACGTTAGTGGGTGAGATTTTTGTAGAAGCATTAAAGAGTGCTACGCCGCCTCCTGGTACTATACCTTCTTTCAACGCTGCTTTAGTCGCGTATATTGCGTCTTCAACCCTATCCTTCTTTTCTTTGAGCTCGACTTTAGAGTCAGCACCCACTTTGATGATACCAACTGAACCCGATAGCATAGACAGTCTTTCTTCCAGCTTCTTTTTAAGGAAACCACTTTTTTCGTCTGCAATGAGTTTTGCGACTTGATCAATCCTATCTTCAACGTCTACTTCTTCTAATGTTGTTATTACTGTGTTACTGCTGTCTGTAGAAGCATATTCTGCTTCTCCTAGTATATCTAAGGTTATACCGTCTAAATCATCTCCTAGCTCTTCATTTATAACCGTAGCGCCTGTTAAAGCAGCTAAGTCTTCACATGAATCTTTTTTAGTAGGACCAAAGCCAGGTAAGTCGATAATGTTAACTTTAATATTACCTTTTACTTTATTCATTAAAAGCGCAGATTTAACTTGTGTTGATACTGGAGCTACTATAAGTAAAGATCTGTTTTGCTTAATAACATGCTCTAATATACCTTGTATCTTACGTACATTAGGTATTTCAGACATGCATATCAATATTAACGGCGTGTCTAGCTCTGCTTTTTGCTTTTCTTGATTAGTAGTAAAGTGAGGAGAGGTTAA